ATAAGTGTACTTATAACCAGTATCAAAAACTGCATAAGATCATGATGCTAGTGAACTAAAGAAGCTAATGATATTGTTTGTTTGGTCAGTAGAATTGACAACGTTTACCACATCATAGCGATAAGGTGAAATGGTTGCAATACAATCTTTTCTTTGATCTGCAATTGAAATCAGTGCATTGGCCTTAGCTTGAGAATCTGACTTAGATCCAAGACCAGGACCCATGATTAGATAGTCAGCTGCGATTGAATCTGCATTGGAGAACAGTTCATAAGAATTTACTAGATCTCCAAGTTCTGCCATAAGACCACCATCCATTCCATAATCAGCACCACCAGTTAGGTTGTATGTTACATTACCAATTGATGAGAATACGGTGCTTTGAGCAACATCTCCCCAGTTATTAGTGGATGTTGGAGTAAAATTAGTTGAGAATCCAGTTGCAGTAGGAGTAGTTCCCCAATAAGCATCAGATGATTCTGATGGATTAATACCAGCATAAACCTTGGTTGAGAAGTCAGCAAGATACTGCTTATACCAGATTTTTTGTGGGGAATTAACAGCAGAAATACAATCAATAGCCTTAGAAAGACCTACATGCTTTTCTAGAATAGCACCTTGAACACCAGAAATCTTACCTAGATCATCCACAACAACAATGTTGATACCATCATTTTTGCCGTTGCGATCTAGTACATAACGAGTAGAAACGGGCTTAGGTGCAATAGATTTCCAATAAATGGTTGAATTGGTTAGACCGAGAGTTTGTTGATTGTACCAGTCATTTACACTAGCTGCAGCTGCGCCAGTTCCAGTACCAATACCTGAATTGTTAACGAAAGATAGTGTACTGCCTTGCATATAGGCCGCACCTTCGTAACCTTCAGCATAATCCACAGGAGTTTCTTCTCCGGTAGAAGATACTCTTGAGACAATTTTTACTAGAATGTTGCTATTACCATTTACGGTATCAGCATTTACACCAGTAATAATACCTTTTAGATAGCCATTAAATGTGCTGGTAACACCAGTACCAGCAAGAGTGGTTGATACTGCAGCAGTTACACCATAACCCACTTGAGCGCCCACATTGGTAGGATTAGTGGTTGCAATACCAATAATTTGATCTGCAAGATCATCAATCATGCAAACCTTAAGCTCATCAGCCCAACTACCGGGATTCTTTGCAGCAAAAGTAAAGTTAGTAGCAGTAGACCAATTGTTCAGGTAGTCATCATAGTTCTTAATCTTTGCAGAATTAGAGGAAGCAGTTCCCACACCTGCATTTGAGTTGTTAAGACTATTTCCGCTGGTACGTACTACCTTAAGAACACCACCATATGAAAGATAAGATGATGCACTCATCCAGTATTCATACTGACCATCTGTTTGAGATGGTTTGCCAAATACATTAATAAGATCCTGCTCTGTCGCAATGTCAACAGGAAAGTCTACAGGTCCAATTGGAAAGGGGCCAGCAATAGCACCAACATTCGCTAAAACATTATCAGCTCTTCCTACAGTTTGATCAATCTCTCGAATTTGTACTCCAGGAGATAATTGAGGAGTCGCCATTTTTTTCTCCGTAATCTCAGTTTATCTAAAAATTATTTAGGAAAATTAATATTTCAGAGATATTGCCACATATAGTCAAACTCAGCTTGTTTGTCACCATATTCGTCAACATACCATCTATCGCCACTTACATCGATAAAAGATTGGTCATCAACACCATTCATAATAAAACCAAATGGAGCCATATCTTGTTCTATTTGGTCTTTATTTTCTTCATAAATTCTTTTACGGACATCTTGTTCGGTTAGCTCCTTGAAATAGTCCTGTGCGACCATCCAGGCATATATTACAAGGCATGAAACTAAGTCATCATTAGATCCTTGTTCTGCCTCAAAAGAATTATTTTTTTGAATAAAAGTCGTAAGTTCTGAAATAACTTCATAATCAGATAGCAATAATTTATCTTCCTCAATAAGAGTCTTAAGATTCATACAACCAATCTTTTTGACATTCTTACTCATTTTTACGCCAAGTTGTGTTTTCTTACCAGAAAATCCTTGGCCAAGTGATTGCCCCGCTCTTCCCCTCATAGAGCACATCAGAAGGTTGCTATATTCAAGATCATAGTGTATAATACTAGCAACCTGATCTCCAATGTCATTAACTTCGCAGATGATAAATGCCTTATTGTATGCCTGTGCTGTCTCATGAATTACTGATGGAAACAGCATGGGTTTTATTTGATTATTCCTATATTTCGCTACTAACTTATGGGGAAATATTGAGATGTCTATGACAGTAAAGGCAGAATAATCCTTTTCTACTCCTCGGGCCACATCTACTGCTATAATGTAATTATGATCTTTTATTGGTTCTTCATGAATATCTAGGCCCTTATTGCGTTTTATTGGGTGATCGTACGCTAGTGTTTTAAGTTTTGCTGGAGCAATAAGTGTATCAACTGACCCTAAGAATTCGCATAAGTACTCTGCCCTAAATTGAGCTTCACCAATATTTTGGATTGTTTGTTTTTTCCATTCCTCATCTCTTCCTGGAACTTCAGACCAGTGTACTTCTGTTGGTACAAATTCATTTTTTCGTAGGTTTGCATCATGCCACATTTTATAGAAAAAATTCATTCCACGTGGTGTGCTCACGATAATAACTTTAGTACTTTTACCTGATGAAATAGTTGGATAAACTGAAGCAAAAAATTGATCTGCAATATGATTTGGAACAAACGCAAATTCGTCTAAAAAGATAATATTAAATGTCATACCCCGAACAGCAGAAGCTGAAGTGGATGCAGCAATAATCTTAGAACCATTTTCTAATTCTAATGATCCCTTATTCCAAGAAATAATACCCTGTTGCATCCATTTTGGTAAGTTCTCATAAGCTAGTTGAAGTCTACTAAGCAGTTCTCTAGAAGTTGATGCCTTGTTAGCAAGAATACCAATCGTAACATTATGATTAAAAATAAGATAATGAAGTAGATATGATACTACAGTAGTTGAATTATGTGTAGGAATAAATGTTTCACCACAAAGAAACATATGATCGGGATCATTTACTGAAAGGCACTGCATAGGCTCTGTAGCGATCCTACGAATATCTTTAATATAAAGACGTGTATTTTTAGGGTGATTTTTACAATTTCTTTGTCGTTCTAATTTTCTTGGAAGTTTAAATACGACAAATTTAGTTGTGGTGAAACGAATTGTTCCATAGTTTGCGGGATAATCTTTTACTTTTTTATAACTAATGCGACTTTTTATTCCTAGAGAGGAAATAAGTTCCCTAACTTGATTAAATAATTTTCCTTCTTTTTGATAAAATTCACAACAACCTTTAGGATCTACTGAACCATCAGTGTCCATAAGACCACGAAGAAGTTCTAACCTTTGTTGAATTGATGATCTTAAATAGATGTCTGGAATGTATTTTCCATTAGAAAAATCAAATTTACGGAGTTTTTCTTTTAAATCTTTATAAGTATATTTCCAAGATTTATTATCCCTTGAATCTTTTATATTATACCTTTTAATAATTTCATATGGAATATTTTCTGAAATACTCTCAATATCCTCATAAACACCGACAACTTGACTACTTACTTTACAACCATCACCCAACCAAACTCCAAAAGTGTATGGATCAATAGGAAGATCCACTTCTGGCATTATAATTGGATCAGTGATATTTACATAAACTGATGAACCTTTAGATACATTTTTAAGAGATTCAAATTTTGTGATAATTTCTTTAGTGGTTAGTACTTTTTCCTTATGATACCAGTCAGAATGCGAGACCTTCCATAGATGTTTGCTACAGGCTTTTATAACTTCTCCATTGTCAAATTCAACTTCATACGTATCAATTTCATGAACTTCTGATTTTGCAATAACTTCTACTGCCTTTCCATTTCTACCAAATATTTTATCGCCAATTTTCACCTCCCCCATTGTAGTCCAACCAGTTGGTGTTGGAATTGGAGTATCTAATGATAATTTTTTTCCTACTTGACGTGGCATGAGACATATATTAAATCTATTCTCATGGAAATTATTTACAAGCTTTTCTTGGAAAGGCCACATATTAAAATTTACAAGACCGTGGTCTACACTTACAATTTTAATATAATTTTTAGTAAAATAAACAGGATCCTCGGCACATTGAGAAAGCTCAAGAATTTGTTCTTGAGTGTACTCTATGGGAGTATTTGCTTTTTTAAGCAGAGGATTGCCAAGATAAATGCTATCAGCCATAAGATGTCAAAGAATAAACGACTCCATCATTTTAAGTCAAAGTTACCAGATTGTCAAGGCCCTACCATCAGCAATTCCAAGCCCTAAGACTCTTATTAATCCGACTGGTTGGATCATTTCTAGTTTTTGCACTAGTTAGCTTTTTACGCATCCCAGTCATACGCTGACAGAATGAGTGCCTACGTTTCCAAGCTTTACTTCCTCTTTTAAGTTTACTAGGCACGGTTCTTACTGCAGTTTGTAAATGAGACCCAGGATGTTCCTCACGATACTTTTTTACACCTGCCTTAGTTAGACCTCCTTTAGGATTTTGATACTTTGCTCTATGCCAGGTATCGCCTTCTTCAATTTCAATCTCTTCCCCCATAGGTTTTACATAATTCTTATCTGGTCCTAGTTTTCCACCATTGCCACCCATCATACCCGCTTGAATTAATGGTTGACCAGGAGTAAATTCTGAAACAACATGCTTGATAACAGTAGCTCCAGGATATACCTTTTGAATTTCATCAGTAACTTCTTGACGAGTTGGTAGTTTTACTTGAGGGAAAAACATACGAACAGCATAAGACTTCCCACGCCACATAAGAATAATGGCAAGAATATTACCCGTTTGAGCTTGCAATCTTTTTGCTTCTTTTAGTTGTGATTTAAAA